CATTGTTTGATTAGGGTTGCCTAATCCATCTTGAGGTGTTGTTTGTACACAACACCGGATACTGGTGCGTCTCACTCACGATAACCCCTAAAAACCTCTAGCACAGGAACGAAGCAGAGGATAGTGCAATTAGCACGATGTCGGTGTAGGTAAGGGAAAGGCAGGAGCCCTTGGGGTCGTATAAAACACCTACTTCATAGTCATGGCAAATGCAACTCACATGAAACATTTTCTAAAAGACTCGGAACCTTTGTACAGGTTCCGTCTGACCAAAACAATCTACATGAACCATTAATTGATTCTAATTTATTAATGCTAAAAGAAATGTGTTAGAGCGTAAGCGAAAACACTAATGAGCGCAGCTCATTATAAATATGTTATAGGAGTTTACTATGCCTGGTGTAGCGTGGAAAGGTGGATCAAGTAGTGTAGCTTGTACAGATGGAGTTCGTGGTTCTGTATGTGCGTTATGTGGGGGAAGGAACAAATATGCTTGTAGGTGGCATTGGGATGTTCCTGTTACATCATCTAGCAATGCAGGAAGTGGGGATGTTTTTGCAAATAATATAGGTGTTGTTCGCAGTGGTGATATTATGTCAGCACATCCACACGGTGTTCCGTGTGTACCTAGTCCAGTTAATCATACTCCTGGATTATCAACTTTTTCTCCTAATGTTTTTGCAAATAATAAACCAATTGGTAGGATAGGTGACAAATATAATGCAGGAACACCTTTTGATCATACCATTACTAGTGGTAGTGGTGACGTTATTGCAAATTGAGATACATAAATGAAAATAATAGAAATTTTAACAGAAGCTGGTTATAAAACTGTTCCTATTAAAGATCCACTTACTGGTAAGACAGTATGGGTTAATAAAGGTCCTGATGGTAGTAGAGTACCTGGAGTTTATACAAGTGCTAAAGACGCTGAAGATGCATTAACGCAATCTAAAAAAAATCCAGATTCACAACAAACAAAACCTCAAAAGACTAACACTCCGTCTAAACCGTCAAAAAAACCACAGCAAGTACCTAAAAAAACCAAACCAGGAAAAGGAATTGCAAAATCATTAGCAAGGTTAAAAGGAATACCCTGGTTTGGTATGGTTTTATCTAGTGGTGTAATTTACTTACAACTTGTTACAGATTTAACAAAGTTACAAAATAGTTTAATAAGCAACGGATGTAATTGGTCTCACCCTGATGTTAAATCTAGTAGAAACGGAGTTAAGGCCACTCTAGCAAATGCAATACCTAATTTCTTTTTGTACGCTACAGTTCCTTCTATTATAGGAGCCATAGCCGCTATACCATTCTTTGGATGGATAGCCGCAGCTGGAGCTTCTGCTGCACTGTATGCTTGGGGAGATGATGTTAACCAAAAAATATTAAATTTGTTAAACAAAGCAGGGTTTATAGATTTTTTAATTGGTTGGGTAGAGTTACGAATAACAAAAGAACTGTTACAAGACATGCTTACAATGGAAATTCCATTACCAGGTGCTGTCGGTGTGCTACCAATGACTTTACCTCCGAAAGATGGTAAAGCAGCTTGTTCTAGAGAGGATATGGAAAATGCACAACGGAAATTAGAAGATGAACTGGTTAAAAATGATAATAAATTAGAAAAATTTGGAAAAGATTTGTTTAAAGATTTTAAACAAATGCTATCCTAGTCTTTGATGTAGTTTCAATATTTTCTTCAATAATCTTTGACAATATTTCTTTATCCTCTGCACTGATGTAATACATTACATCAGTGTAACTTAACGATCCTCGCATAAACCAAGCCAATTTATAAGAATTATATTTTATTTGTTTTGAATCTAATTCGTAGTCTTTGATAAGATCAATCACCTCAGAGCTATCGAGTGTGGTTATCTTTTGACGAAAAAAGTTGAATAATCCAATTGTATTTTTGTTTTAAATGGTTTTTTACAATCGTCTTTATCACAAATTACATTTATGTCATCGTTAGATTTGCTTGCGTTTATTTCAATTACTTTCTTTGATATCGAATCATACAATCCAATATCACTATCTTTAATAAAACTTTTTATAATATCAATATTATTTTCTTGTTCTACACTATTACCAACACCTGCTATAAATTCTAAATTAAAATCTATTGTTAGATTTGTAATTAAATCTATAATTTTTTGTCGTTTAACATCTTTATCTTTCTCAGAAATTTTTTCTTTTTCTATATATAAAATTTCTTTTTGTAAAGCAAGCATTTCTTTAGAATAAAAAGTTATTCTATCATAAGTTATAGGTTTATAATCTATAATTAAATTATTAAACGTAGATTGTAATACTGTTTTTGGTTTAGATCTAATACTATCTAACATGGCAACTAGATTTATACTTAACGACAACTCTTCCTTACAATGCGGGCAAACTGCATCAAATCCTAAATCTTCTCCATATGTTGCTACACGAATTGCAATTAATAAAAAGTCTATATCAATGTTTACTAATTTCCAAGGATTGGTTATGGAAGGAATACAACTTTGAATTACTTTTACTGTTGCTTCTCCTGAAAATAAAGCATCAGGAGTTTTTAAAATTAATTCATCCATAGTGTTCAACCCATAAACAGGAAGCTGGGTATATTGCTCGTCAGTTACAACACTGCTATCATAAAAATCTCCATTACTAGGCAAATCAATATAAATTTTTGGTTGACGTCTGTATTGATCTAAAAAACTTGACATATTAGTTCCTATAAATACTATTACATATATATCATAAGTATAAGTGATAAAGGATCAATATGGCTGTTACTGATAAAGATATTCAAGACCTAGTTAATGCGATTAGAACCAACACAACTGAGCAAGCAAAGCTCATAAAATATTTTGAATCAAATAATACATCCGGTTCAACGTCTGGTACAAGTAAAGGCGGAGGCGGAGGCGGATTTTCTGGGTTCACTCCTAGTCTAAGTACTGGATTTGTGTCTGATTTGAAAAAGGGCTTAACAGGAGCAAATGCTAATCTAGCAGGTGCTATGTCAGCTTTTGCAGAGCAACTTAAAGGTATAGATGGGTTAGGACCTGTAGCAAAAGGATTTGCAGATGTAGCAGGTGTAATTCAAGATAGTGCAAACGCATATCGTGCCTTAGCCAAATATGGAGGAGGGTTTTCAGGCGACCTAGCAGAATTAAGGTCAGTAGCTGGCCAGGCTAACATGGAAATAGGACCATTTGTTGAATCTATTATAAACAATCGGCAAGCATTATTAGGATTTACAGGTGGTATAAATGGTGGAGCAAAAGTTTTTGCAGGTCTAATACACGAGTTTGAAGAAGGAACTGACGGTTTACAAAAAGACTTTTTAAATCTTGGTTTAACTGTTGAAGAGTCTAGAGAATTTATTGCTAAAGAGCTAATAACAAATCAACGTAGAGCAAGAATTGAAGGTATGTCGTCGGGAGAGGTGTTAAAGTCTACTAGAAACCTCGCCAAAAACATGCAAATTGTATCTAGATTTACTGGGCAGCAAGCAGATCAATTGCAAGCAGAATTACAACAAAGAATGACTGACGGTGCAGTAGATGCTAAAATGCGTAAGCTAGAAAATTCGAACAGTAAAGCCACTAGAGAAGAATTAAAACTTCTACAAGGAACTTTATCAGCTTTGGGTCCTGGATACCAAAATATGTTTGATGAGGTATTTACTGCTGGTACTGTAGTAAGTGATGAAACGCAACAGCTTGCATCTATAAACGGGAAAACATATGATTTAGTAGCAAAAGCTGCTCATGAATTTGAACAAGGTAATGTTGAAATGGCCCAAATGTATGCTGAGCAAGCTAAAAAAGCCGGATTAGCATTTGCTCAAAGCGATGAAGGCTTAGATCTTGCTGTTAAGGGTAGACTTGGTGGTGTTTTTGCAACGCAAGCACAACAGTTAGAAAAAGTAGGACCATTAATAAATCAAATAGAAGCATACATGGAACAAGGTGCCAATGGAGCTAAAAACATTTCTACTTTTATGGAAGCAGCAGACAAGGCATTTAGAGCAGCAGAGCAAGAAGTGTTAGATAGATTAACAATGGTAGACGGTGGGAGACCATTAATGCAAGCAGTAACTGATGTCGAATCTGAATTAGGAAAACTGCCTGGTAAAATTAATGAGTCGTTTGGCCAAATCTTCCTTACATTAGAGCAATATGCGCCTACATTAGCAGATAAATTAACAAGCTCAATTGCAGGATTAGGAGATGTAGCAACAACAGTTATGGGTATAGCTACACCTCAAAATGTTTTATCTCAGTTAGAAGAAGTCATTTCTGATGCAGGAGGACAGTTTAGTTTCCAAACAACCGATAGGTCAGGAGAAGAGAAAACAGTAAATCTAACTTTAGAAACAGTAAGAGAATTAAAAGCATTGATGTCAGGCGGAATGATTGATACTGAAGCATTAGAAAAATATATGCCTAAAGAGGAATATAGAGCATTATATGAAAAGTTAAATGAGTTAGGTATAGCAGAAGGAAAGATTATTTCAGAAGATTTGAAAAAAGCAATTGGAGAAATTAATGCTAAAGATATAAAACAAGAGGTACAAGAACAATTAAATAGAACTCCTGAACAAACAGAAACAGGTAAACAAGAGGTAATAAACACCGGTGTAGAACTTGCTGCGATGGGTACTGAATCATTATTAGAAACCTTAGGTTTTAAAGAACTCATACCTAAAATAGAATCATTCAAAAAAGATATTCAAGATTTTAATTTAGATAATTGGTTAAGCGAGACATTTGATGGGTTACAAACTAAGTTTTTACAAACAGAATTTTCATTTGGTGATTTTGTTCCTGATATTTTCCAAAATATGTCAGATAAATTTGAACAAGAAGATATTAGTACTGAAGCAGGTAATTTTAATAAAAGTGTTTTTGATATTATTTTGAAAAATATCCAAGACCTATTACCAAATTTTGGAGCTTTACCAAATGCAAATGAAGGATTTGTACCTGCAGGTTTTACAAAACAACCAGTAGATATGGTAACGCCGCAAAAATTATTATTTCAAGAAAATCCTGCAACAGAACAACAACCTTTGCTAAATGCAGTAGATATTGGAAAAAAGTTTGACGGTATGCTTTTACAAGCAGAAGAGAAAAAACAACAAGCTATAGCTAAATTCAAAGACGAACAAGAACGTAAACAAAATTCTGAAGGTTATTATAGTCAGACAACACCAACGGTACAAGAAGATAATCCTCTAAATATAAAACATATACAATTATTAGAAAAAATGATAGCAAATCAAGAGCAAACTTCTACACATATTGGAAATCTAGTTGCAAGCTCAGAACGTCTAGTTGCAATAAATACTAAGATGAGAGAAAATTTTATGAACACTAATAATTATATAAGAAACTTAGACGGGTCATCGTTAGCATAAGGAACCTTAATGTCTTGGAAAAAATATTTCACGCCTGCTAAAAGTACAAGTGATTTTGATTTAATGAATGGAAGTTACAGTCCTATTAGCGGCAAAGGTTCTGGAAACAAAGTCGGACCTGCAAAATCAAATTATAATTCATTTTTACCAGATGTATATACTGGATCTCCTAACAGAGTTGAGAGATATGGTCAGTATAATGTAATGGATTTAGATTCTGAAGTAAATGCTGCATTAGATATACTGGCAGAATTTTGTACCCAGCAAAACAAAATTAATAACACTCATTTTGACCTTAAGTTTTATAAAAGAGCAACAAATAGTGAAATTCAAATTATTAGCCAATACTTACAACAATGGTATAAGCTTAATGATTTTGAAAATAGAATGTTTAGAATAGTTAGAAATACTTTCAAATATGGAGATTCTATTTTTGTACGTGATCCTGAAACTCATAAATTATTTTATGTTGATGTCTCAAAAGTGAATAGAATTATAGTAAACGAAAGTGAAGGAAAAACACCAGAACAATATATTATTGAAGATATAAATTTTAATTTCACACATCTTGTAGCAACATCGGTATTACAGACAAATGGTAATGTCACAGGAGGTGGATCTGGCTATTTAACAGGCGGTGTAAGAGGTATGGTAGGTCAACAGCCAAACCAACCGGGATCGAGATTTCAAACTCAAGAAAAAGAAACTGCAATTAATTCAAATCATATTATGCACATAAGCTTGAGCGAAGGATTAGATAACAACTATCCATTTGGTAATAGTCTATTAGAAAGTATATTTAAAGTTTATAAACAAAAAGAACTATTAGAAGACGCAATTTTAATTTATAGGATACAAAGAGCTCCTGAAAGAAGAGTTTTTTATATTGATGTGGGTAATATGCCTAGTCATCTTGCAATGCAATTTGTTGAACGGGTAAAAACGGAAATCCATCAACGGAGAATCCCATCCAAAACAGGAGGAGGAACAAATGTTATAGACAGTAGTTACAATCCTTTGTCAATCAATGAAGACTACTTCTTTCCACAAACAGCAGAAGGTAGGGGCAGTAAAGTTGAAACACTACCTGGCGGAACTAATCTTGGAGAAATTGATGACTTAAAATATTGGACAAACAAATTAGTCCGAGGTTTAAGGATTCCTAGCAGTTATCTACCTACAGGTGCTGAAGATGCAACCAGTAATTATAACGATGGTAGGGTAGGGACCGCCTTTATCCAAGAGTTACGATTCAATACTTACTGCGAAAGATTACAAAATTTATTAGTAGATCAATTTGATCAAGAATTTAAGAGATACTTGTTAGAAAAAGGTGTTAATATCGATACTTCAATGTTTGATATTAAATTTACCCCACCACAAAATTTTGCAGCCTACAGACAGAGTGAACTAGATAATCAAAGGATTGGAACTTTTGGTCAGATACAAGCCATTCCGTTTATAGCTAACAGATTTGCTCTTAAAAGATTCTTAGGACTTAGCGACGAAGATATAGCAGAAAATGAAAGATTATGGAGAGAGGAGAATGACGAAACATTGAATACTCCTCCGGGAGATGCTGCAGGAGAAATGCGAGGAGCAGGTATTAGTAGTGCAGGCATTTCAGCTGATATAGGAGGTGCAGAAGACCAACTAGCAGTTGATGAAGCAGAAATGGGAGATGAAGGTACTCCACCTGAATCAGCTACTGATACTGATCTTGCAGGTGCACCTACTGCAGAAGCACCACCAGAAGGAGCCGCACCGCCGGTATAAATATAATATGATATTACGTGAATTATTTTATTTTAATAAAGAAAATTTAGAACTTGAACAAGATGATAGATACGAACCCCAGTATGACAAATCTATTGTAAATCTAGACGATACACGGAAAACAAGATTAACTTTAAAGCAAATCAATCGTGCTAGAAAAGCAAGCGAATTACATGATAAAGAAAAAGCTAATGAATTAGACTTTGTTCGGCAAATGTACGGGATTGCAGCACAAGCTGAAAGCGCAGGAATTTAGTTTTGGCAAAAGTAGATAAATCACTTTATACAAAAATAGAATGGCAAGTAATTAGAGAGCAACGAAGGCAAAAAAAAAGAAAATTTCTCAATATGTGAACAGAAAGATTTTTACAAAAATTGCATTTGTCATAGGTAATGGTGTATCTCGTAAAGGCGTTGATATCAATGAATTAAAAAAATATGGCAAAGTGTATGGTTGTAATGCTATTTACAGAGAATATATAGTTGATTATCTTGTTGCAGTTGATGTTAAAATGGTTTTAGAAATTAATAAAGCAGGATATCAAAAACATAATTTAACTTACACAAATCCAAATAGAGCATTCTCTGCTATCAATCATTTACAATATTTTAATCCAAGTATGGGATGGAGTAGTGGTCCTACTGCTTTATGGTTAGCTACTACCCATAATTATTCAGAAATATATATTTTTGGATTTGATTATAAAGGATTGAATAATGGAAAAAATTTAAACAACATCTATGCAGATACAGTAAATTATAAAAAAAGTACAGATGGCGCAATTTTTTTTGGTAACTGGTTAAGACAAACTATAGCTACAATACAAAAAAATCCTAACACTCAATTTATAAGAATTATAGATAAAGACACTTATATTCCACTAGAATTTGAAAAATTACCAAATATTAAACATTTAGATATTGAAACATTCAAAAAAATTTTTAATATTTCTTAAAATACGTGGTTTTTTGGCCTTTATATAATACTATTATTGTTAAATGTGTAAATAATACTAGACAGCCTTGCGTTTATAGGAGAATCAAATGGCACAAGATAAATTTCAAAAAATGTTAGAATATCTTGTTAATGAACAACAAGATAAAGCAGAAGCACTATTTCATGAAATAGTTGTAGAAAAATCAAGACAAATCTACGAAACAATTTTAGCAGAAGAATTAGAAAAAGACGAAGAAGTTGAAGAGTCTGACGACGAAGAAGTTGAAGAGTCTGACGACGAAGACGAAGTAAATGAATCAGAGCATGAAGACGATGAAGACGAAGAAGTTGAAGAAGATTTTAACCTAGATGAATTTGAAGTAGAAGCTGACGACGAAATGGGTGGCGATCCTACTGATGATATGGGAGACGACATGGGTGGAGACGACATGGACGCTGACATGGGCGGAGACGAGCCTGTGACACAAGATGACATTAAAGATCTTGAAGCAGAATTAGCTGACCTTAAAGCTGAGTTTGAACAATTAATGGCAGGCGAAGAAGACGAAATGGACATGGGCGACGAAGAAGACGAAATGGACATGGGCGACGAAGAAGACGAAATGG